GTTTCGCCCAAGACTTCGAGAGCACTTCATGCCCTTCGCTTGCAACGCACGTTATTTTCTCGTGACCTACGGCCATGTCGAATCTCTGGACCCCTTTGCACTTGTTGACCATTTTGGAAAGCTTGGAGCTGAAATCATCGTTTCTCTGGAACAATACAACGCAACTCTCGGAGTTCACTTCCATGTGTTCGCAGATTTCGGACGGAAGTTTCGCTCTAGAAGAACTGATATTTTCGATGTCGAAGGTTTCCACCCAAACATCTCACCAAGCCGTGGAACTCCTGAGGCAGGATACGATTATGCAATCAAGGATGGTGACGTTGTTGCAGGAGGGCTGGCAAGACCGAGCGGAGTGGTCGCTTCTGGCCGTCAGGCGAAGTGGAATACGATCCTCGACGCAGAGACTAGAGACGAGTTTTGTGCGTTATGCGAAGAGTTGGATCGTGAGCGCTTGGTGTGCTCTTTCGGCCAAATCCAAAAGTTCGCCGATTGGAGGTTCGCTGTGGAGCCGGAACCCTACGTTAGTCCCGATGGAGTTTTTGACCTAGCCGATTATGGAGACCTCGGATACTGGCGGGATAATTTTCTCTTTGCCGACACCACCGGGAGGTACGTCGACTACTGCCGCCCTCGAGGGGGGGCAATGGCTCGGGGCTAAAGCCCCTATGCCCCCCCGTCGGTTGCCTGTTCAGATATGCAAGTTTACTGATTGATTAGATCCAAGTCCCTCATTCTCTGGGGACCAAGCAGAATGGGGAAGACCGTATGGGCGAGGTCACTTGGAAGACATCTCTACTTCGGCGGGATTTTCTCCGCTCGAAACATTGGAGATGACAGAATTAGATTTGCAGTTTTTGATGACATCGCCGGAGGAATCAAGTTCTTCCCGCGATTCAAGGATTGGCTAGGCTGCCAAATGGAGTTTATGGTGAAGGAGTTGTACAGGGATCCGCATTTGTTTCGTTGGGGCCGCCCGGCTATTTGGATAGCCAATAGCGACCCTCGTCACGATATGACTCACGATGACATTGTGTGGCTTGAAGCAAATTGTATTTTTGTTGAGATAAGCTCGCCTATTTTTCGTGCCAATACATAGTCGAATTAGCCTGAATGCTAATTAGATCGGTTGCCGATCCACCGAGTCCGGGTGTTATGATGTCGTATACGTAGAAGTCACCCATCCCCTGCTTCGAATCGACAGAATAATACTGAGACGCCATGGACTCTCCCGTCTCGTCGTCGTCATACACCAGGTTTTTGTTCATCGGATGCCATAGCTTCCGCTGCACGATAGTACCACTCTCGTTCCCACTTTTAATCAGCCATGTCTTATCAAACTTTAAGTCAACCCGTGTTGTATCGACGGGTGCTATGACCACATCGTTCCAGTCTTGATTAATCATGCCCTTAAACAAAACACCCCATATCGCTTGTACAGACTGGCCCATGGCGTTAACCTGTTGGTTGAGCCAGAGCCGCTCCATGCCGTTCGAAGTGTCGACGTAAGGGGACATGTTCTGTGTCGGAGTGTCCGACGAGTTGGGCGATGCAAAGGGTGTGGCACCACGGAAGCAAAAGCATATCCGCCGGTGAAACCATGGTACATGAGAATTGGTCTGAATGCGGAGAGTTTCGCTAAACCCGCGCATGTAGCATGTCGTCGATGTACGCTCAGCGGAGTTAATGAAATAGGTGGGATTTGATGAACCCTGGTTGAGGTTCATGCACGTCGGGGAGAACAAGAAAAACCCGACCGAGTTGCCAGCTACGACCGCTCCACCAGCAGCAATGGTCTGGGATGCGCCCGTGCCGGGGTTCGTATTGGACCAACTAAGCATGCCGTTCCGCTTCTTTCTGCTTGTGACATTCAACACGGCCTTTATGCTGATAAGTCGCTTCCGATAGGTTCGCTTCTTCGCGTAAGAGCGTCGGAACTTTGAACGGCCGGCATAGCGTCGCTTGGCTGTTGCCTTGTAGGATTTCCTGGCGGTTCCGCCTCGCCGGTAAGCCATTTTGTTGAGGTGACTGACGGTGACTCATTTCTGGGGCCACCCCCAACCACCCAGGCGCTGCGCTGGCTATAAGTACTTGGGCTGTGCCCTGTGTCCTGGGCTATAATATTA